GGCTTAGATGTATCAAATTCAACTACTACACCATCTATCAGTCTTGATTTATCTGAATTTACAGACATGACGGCAGATGTTGTTGGCTCACAAGATGAATTGATTCTACTAGATAATGGTGCTGAAAGAAGAAAACTAGTAAGTGAAATTAAATTATCTCAGTTTAATAATGATAGTGGATTTGTAACAAGTAATACACAGTTGTCAAATGAGCAAGTGCAAGATATAGTTGGAGGCATGTTCTCTAGTAACACTGAAACAGGAATAACTGCAACATATCAAGATAGCGATGGAACAATAGATTTAGTTGTTGGAACATTAAATCAAGATACTACTGGAAATGCAGCGACAGTAACAGTAGAACTCGATGAATCTACAAGTGCCGCCAATACTATTCCATTCCTTAGAGCAGATGGAACATTAGCAAAGGATGGTGGTTTTAGATTCAATCCGGGTAGCGATGCATTAACTGTACCAAAGATTTCTGCGTCAGGAGCAGTAACCGTTAATACCATAGAAATTGGAGGTGGTGGTGTTGTTGCTACAACTATTCTAGATGAAGACAACATGGCTTCAAACTCCGCTACTGCTCTAGCATCTCAACAGTCTATCAAAGCATATGTGGATGCAAATGCAGGTGGTGGTGGTTCTTCCACTACTGGTTCTTTCTACATTACAGCAGAAGAAAGCAACTGGCAACTGAATGTTGGTTCTTCAAATGGTTTCCATTGGTCTTTCGGTAATGGTGCTGATATAGGAGATGCACCATCTAGTAACTCAAAGAACGAAGGTATTGCATTACCTGTTGATTGTACTTTGAAGTTTATGCACTTAAATTGTGCAAATGATGGTAATGAAACAGCAGGTAATAGTGCTACTGTTCAGATATACAAAGCAACTGCTGCCAATACAACTCAATCAGCAGTTTCCAATGCTGATATAACCGCTACTGTTGCTACTAATGGACACGGTATATCTGCTACTGCTGATAAGGATATTGACTTCGACAAGGGTGATATTATTCTATTCCGTTCAACTACGGCTAATCAAGCAGGGATATACATAGGTAGAGGAACTATATCAGCATACTTTGTGGAGAGGTGATTAAATGACAGATGATGACTTTAACAACATAACGAATAGCATGGAAATTCTATGGAATAAGATGAGAAGAGTAAGGAATGCATTATTGAGGGATTCTGATAAGTATGTATTACCGGACTTATGGGAACAATATACAGAAGAAGAGAAAGAGGAAGTAGTAAGGTACAGACAAGAATTAAGAGATTGGCCTGAAACAATTGACACCCCATTGAGTTTAGGAAGTAAATTACCTGATAAACCATCTTTTGTTAAAGATGTAGGAACTTATAATCTTAGACCTTAAAATAAGTTACTGTTAATTAGCGTAAACTGAAGGACTGAGAGTATTTGAAGTGCGGAAAAGTCTGGACTAAAAAGTTAGACTTCACGGTTGCGATACAGGGCATTTGTTTGTCCTGCGGGACTGATTAACATCAGACGAAAAGAACGCCCGTAGAACACACTCTAGTAGCCTAGAATCGGACGTTTCATTATTTGTAGTGGGTCAAAAACCCATGAATAAATTAATTTAAGCCAAATCCGTTTTTTAGCCCAAAATAAAAACGTAATTTGTCAATTTTGCATTTTGCCAAATTTTTTAGAGTTGGCCTCCACAAAGGGCAAGACCTTTTCAGACCATAGAAAGTTACACTCTCTACATTCCCAAATCTTGACCCTTTGCGGAGAACCTACATAAAAACCTAGAATCCTTCTAGGTATCGTATCTTGCCCGCAAGCGGAACACGTTTCTCTAAGAGCCACGATTATTTCCGCCCCAGTCTTGTTGTTCTTCTGCCATTAGATTATCCATGTATTCTTCAATCGTTTGGTTGGAAACTCTATCTCCACTAAACGCTGCAAAGAATAACAGACATACTGCCATTAGAAACAATATCCATACTATCCAT